ACAATTCAATCTACCCTCACTGGAACATGGACGAAGGCACTACAGCCTCACTACGTCTATTGCCAGACGCAGATAGTAAGAACCCTTACTTCTGGGTTGAACGTCAAATCATCAAGCTTCCATTCAACGGTATCAAAGGTGACCCTAACGCAAAGCGTGTTGAGGTTCAAGTACCTTGTGTAGAAATGTATGATCCAAAAGCACAGTGCCCAATCTTGACTGAGGTTCGCCCTTGGTACAAAGATGAAACTCTTAAAGAGTTGGCAAATAAGTATTGGAAGAAGCGTAGTTACTTGTTCCAAGGTTTTGTTCGTCAAAACCCAATCGGCGATGACACTACACCTGCGAATCCTATTCGTAGATTCATCATCAGTCCACAAATCTTTACTATCATCAAAGCTAGTTTGATGGATCCTGAGTTGGATGAATTGCCAACTGACTACCAACGTGGTCTTGATTTGAACATCAAGAAAACAAGCAAAGGTGGTTATGCTGACTACTCAACTAGTACTTGGGCACGTAAAGAGTCTCCATTGACAGAAGCAGAGCAAACAGCAATTGAATCACATGGTTTGTATAACCTTGCTGACTTCTTGCCAAAGCGTCCTGGTGAAGCAGAATTGCGTATCATCAAAGAAATGTTTGATGCATCAGTTGATGGTCAGCCTTACGACACTGAGCGTTGGGGCGCATACTACAGACCATGGGGTGTTGATGCACCTACTGGTACTCAAACTCAATCAGCTCCTGCACAAGCAGTTCAACCAAAAGCGACTACTGAAACTAGCGCACCTGCAACTACAGAGACTGCACCTTGGGATGATGAACCAGCAACAGCTAGTTCGCCTGTAACAATGCCTACAGCGACTCCATCAAGCGATAAAGCACAAGACATCCTAGCGATGATTCGTGCTAGACAAGCGAAGTAATTAAAGGGGCTTCGGCCCCTTTAATGTTTAGGAGAATAATATGACACTACCAGACGAACGTTACCGCGCCCTAAAGCAAGGTAAAAAATTGTTGGAAGAACTATGCGACCCGGGTAAGACACCTAGGGTACCTGCATTAGTCAGAGACAGAGCTAGAGGAGTACTACGACACTATCCTAGCGATTATGAATTAGAACGTATCGCGGATGATTGTCCAGAGTTTCTTGACAAAATTTCGTTCTCTGATAGAATGTACTTAAACGTAGCACAAAAATAATAGGAGAACATCTTGGCTAAACCATTTGACGTAAGTAAATTTAGAAAAAGTATCACAAAGTCTATCGAAGGACTTTCAATTGGATTCAACGATCCCACTGACTGGATCAGTACAGGCAACTATGCATTGAACTATCTTATCAGTGGTGATTTTAATAAGGGTGTACCACTAGGTAAAGTAACTGTATTCGCGGGTGAATCAGGCTCTGGTAAGAGTTTCATCTGTTCAGGTAACTTGGTTCGTCACGCACAAGAGCAAGGTATCTTTGTTGTATTGATTGACTCAGAGAACGCACTTGACGAAGCATGGCTACATGCATTGGGTGTAAGTACTGATGACAGCAAGTTGTTGAAGCTTAATATGGCAATGATTGATGACGTTGCTAAAACAATCAGTGAGTTCGTGAAAGAATATAAAGCACTACCAGAAGAAGATCGTCCTAAGGTCTTGTTCGTAGTTGACTCATTGGGTATGTTGTTGACACCTACTGACGTTAATCAGTTTGAAGCAGGTGACATGAAGGGTGACATGGGTCGTAAGCCTAAAGCACTTGCCGCACTTGTTCGTAACTGCGTTAACATGTTTGGTAGTTTAGGCATCGGCATGGTTGCAACTAATCACACTTATGCTTCACAAGATATGTTCGATCCTGACGACAAAGTATCAGGCGGTCAAGGTTTCGTGTATGCATCTAGTATTCTAGTTGCTATGAAGAAACTGAAACTGAAAGAAGACGAAGACGGCAATAAGATTAGTGATGTTCGTGGTATTCGTGCTGCCTGCAAAATCATGAAGACTCGTTATGCTAAGCCATTCGAAAGTGTTCAAGTTAAGATTCCTTATGAAACAGGTATGAGTCCATACTCAGGTATGCTTGACATGATTGAGAAAGCTGAACTTGTTAAGAAAGAAGGCAACAGCCTAGTCTACACAACACTTGATGGTGAAATCATTAAGAAGTTCCGTAAAGCATGGGAAGCAAACGTTGACGGTTGTCTTGACAAAGTTATGGCTGAATACGCTGAAAAATCTAAACCTATGCTAAGTACTGTATCTAACACTGAGGAGGAGGATACAGTATGAGTTTAGATTTCGTAGCTGAAGTATGGGAAGCATTAAGTTCCCATATTGACTTGAATGATAGAAGTGATGCGGCAGACACATTAGTCAATTTACTAATTGACAATGACTATGAAGCAACTGATATCAAAGAGGCGTTCAGAGGTGACAAAGAAGTAATCGTTGCTTTAAAAGAGTATACAGATCAAGTTGAAGAAGAATATGAAGAATATGAAAATGATGCTGAATCTGATGATGACGAGTGGTGATAAATGAACTGGTATACACGAATCTCAAATGATTTGACTGTGATACCAGATTTCATTACACACTACGATGCTGAATTACTTGAGGCAAAAAAAGATGTAAAGGTATACGGTAATGTTGAAAAGAACATTGCCGCATTACCCGGAATCACAGAACACAGATTCAATCAGCTACAAGAAATTGAAGCTGTATTGAATTTTCTTAATATTAAATTGCGAAAGATCCGTCGCAAATATTTTCAAAAATACTTAGAAGCATATCAACGAGCATTAACAAGCCGTGATGCTGAAAAGTATGTTGATGGTGAAGATGAAGTTATTGACTTTGAAACACTAATCAACGAAGTCGCCTTACTACGAAATAAGTGGTTAGGTATTTTAAAAGGTCTTGAAGCCAAACAGTGGCAGATGGGTCATATCGTGCGCTTGCGCACTAGCGGAATGGAAGATATTTCAATTGGCTAATATTAATTTACAAAACATCTCACTCTCTCACTCAAACCCTTTTAGTATTTCAGGGAAGGTTACGTCTCAGGGAAATCTAGCGCCGTGGAATAATTCTATAGGAAATCTTACTCTGAATGGTTTGTTGAGAATCGAACCCGGTGCTCATGTTAAAAAGTATGAGATTCTTGAAATTGAAGAAGATTTGTTGGCACTAAGCACCGCTTGGAAACGTCTACGTGATGCACATAATAGTGGCGGAGCATATACACCTATTTCTACATTATTGGATAAAGAGTTATTCAATCACGTAACCACTGATGACCGTCAAAAAGCAAATGAAATTCGTGATTATTATAGTAAAAAGATAATGATGTGGAAATTGAAAGATGTAAAGCTTTCAAACTTCCGAGAAGACATGAATTCGTTCATTCATACTAATGGTAAAATGTTTAAAGATAACATGGTACCATTAGCGTTTCGCTTACCTGAATTTCATAAGTATGATATGGAGTTTGATGACTTAGTTTCTGAGCATAATAAGATTATCAAGGATAAGTCAATTAAGCAAACAAAAAATCTCTCGCTTAAAAAAACATTTAGTGTTGGTAAAAAATATACAAAAAGAAAAGAATATTGGTTTAGTGATGATGCTAATAACTTAGTTACTTTTTCATTAACCCACGATAATCCATTAATATCTCTATTGGATATGCAATGTAAAAATACAGTAACATTATCTGGTAATTATAATATGAAATACCGTGATAATAACCAATACTTTGTAGTAGATAAGTACTCATTTTTATAACTTGACAATAAATCGTTTTGGGCGTACAATAGACTCTTATTCAGTTGAAAGGGGTCTTTATGTCTTACATCGTTTTCAAGCACAACAAAGAGTTTGGTCCTCGCAAAGGTCTTGAGGGCCCGTTTCACTATCCTAACGGTCAGGTTCTGTACTACGATCCAAAAGAAGGTTCGTACTACGACCCTCTGACCGACTTCTACGTTCCTCATGACGAGGTTGCAGAACTTCAAAACATGATTTTTGACATTTTAGTTGGTAAAAAATAAGGACTAAGATGAAAAAAATTCTTTCAATTTTGTTGATTGCTATTCCGACACTGTGTTATTCCCAGCATTTCGTACAAGGAAAAGAAACCTACGATATGTCCCCTGGGGTGATTGACACTGCCCCACTCAGGTCTACTTTTTTTACTTACGGTAAATTTTTTCCCTCCAAAGCTGAATCATTTGCGGAGAAGGCTGACAAATCTCTACCTGTGGTAATTCACTTACATGGATGCGGCGGAGTATACAGCGCAGATCAGACCGTTAGGCAATTCTATTCTAGTCTCGGTATGCATTTTATCATGACCGATTTTCACAGGAGAAAAGATGCATCACCCGGTTGCGTACTCAGTGGCGGCAGTGTAGTGTTTACCGGTAATCCAGACACACGCTGGCCTGCGCGCCGAAGAGAGCTTGAGAGTCATATTTTTTGGTTACAATCAAACGGCTTCAATAAAATCGTTGTCACGGGTCACAGTGAGGGAGGGATTATAGCTCAACTCCTAAATGTAAAAGTAGATGCAGTGATTAGCCACAGCGTACATTGCGTTTACCCAAATCGTAATAGATATTTTAGCCCAGAGAATAAAGTCTTGCAATTGATTTCAAAAAATGACCCGTATGGACGTAGATTTACTCTGTGCGCGGGTGACCCGGACCACAGCAATTATACTTCTATAACATCCGAGGTTCCATCACATGACCCGTTTGCAGACCATGCTTGGAAGGATGAAATTAAGAAATTCCTAGGCAAATAAAGGTTGACAATAAATGGTTTTGGGCATATAATACATGTATTGAATCGATAAAAGGAACTGAAATGACTGAATTTGAATCTAAGTGCTACGGTATGTCTGAGTCTGATATTCGTACACAGTACATGGAAAGTATTACCGCTAAGTGTTCTGGTCTGGAAATGGTTGTGATGGGTATCATGAGTGACTGCCAAGAAATGATGGCAATGGGCACTGGTCCTCGTTCAATTGAATACGTTCGTAAACAAATGAACGTAGCCAAGTTTATTCTGTCTGAAATGATGGATTCAAAGGTATCTTAAATTTGACAATAAATGGGTATTGTGCTACAATACTTGTATTGACACTGAAATAAAGGAAACAAATGTCTAGCATCGTTCGCATCACTTCTGGCTCTTATCGTAACGCACCTGTGAAAGGTGAAGTCTTTCAACTGGTTAAAGGTTATCAGTTAGGCTCTAAAGGTGGTTTCGTTACAGTAAAAAACGAAGGTCAATTCCCAGGTCGCCCTGACGAGGTCCGTGTTCAAATTGACAACAAAGAATGTATTGAATTCTTGTCAGGCATGCCTGCAGTTGAAGCAAAGCATGTGACTGAGGAATCTGAAACAGAGGCAATGGATCGTATTGCAACACGTTTTGGTGTACTTGATGAAATGTCTAAGGCATGTATTGCAGGTGACATTCGTGCTATGATTGTTACAGGTCCTGCAGGTATCGGTAAGTCACACGGTGTGTCATTGCAAATGGAAAAAGCAAGCTTGTTCGATCAAGTTGCAGGTAAGAAAGCACGTTTTGAGATTGTCAAAGGTGCTATGTCAGGTATCGGCTTGTTCGCTAAGTTGTACAAATTTAGTGATGCTAAAAACGTTCTCGTTTTTGATGACTGCGATATCTGGGAAGATCAAGACGCTATCAACGTACTGAAAGGTGCGCTTGATTCAGGTAAGACTCGTAGAATTTCTTGGAACAAAGATTCACGTATCTTGCGTGAAGAAGGTATCCCTAATAGTTTCAACTTCAACGGCTCTATCATCTTCATTACAAACAAAACGTTTGATAACAAGAAGGCTTCTAAGATGCAACCTCACTTGGATGCATTGCAGTCTCGTTGTCACTTTTTGGACCTGACTGTTGATACCGAGCGTGACAAAATGTTGCGTATCAAACAAGTTCACCGTGATGCTGATGGTGGTCTGTTCAAAGACTACGATTTTACACAGGAACAAACTGATGAAATTATGTCGTTCATCTGGGACAATCACAACAAATTGCGTGAGGTGTCCTTGCGTATGTGTTTGAAGGTTGCTGACTTGGTTAAGATTAGTGCTAACTGGCGCGAACTTGCTAAAGCAACTTGCATGAAAGGTGCTTGATATGGTTGGAGTTATCGTTTGTATTGTGTGTTTTGCACTTGCTAACTTTGGTGTTGCGGCTTTTCATACTGAGCCGCACTATCAGGATGCTTTGGGCACTACTTGGAATCAAGCATGGGCCGTATTGATTTATTATCTCATTTGGCATAAAGTTTAACCCCTGCAGTGTGCGTAGAGGCAATGTCAATAAGTCCTCTTCGATAAGGAATATATGGCAAATCCAAAAGACTTAATTGACCGTGAACTTAACATTGATGACTTTGTTGTGTTTCACAACAACATCTACCGAGTTAAATCATTTGGTAAAGTACATCCAAGTAGCGGTAAAGGTTCTGTAAGAATCATGTTGGCAAATCCTAGTCCAACAACTCGCCCTGTCATGAAATACAGCGGTGACTTGTGTAAACTAGACAACGGTGAAGTGTTGTTCTGGATGTTGAAGAAAGATTACAAATGAAAGTCAAAACAGGTTTCTATTTCATTGGTTGGTTGATGAAAAGATTTTTCAAAACAGTATTCAGTCTCCCAATGAGCCTACATAGAAAATATATGGACACGTACCAAGATCATCGTGGGATGGGATTTTTCGCCTGGATTATTACATCATCTATCGGAATTTTTATTGCAGGTGTGATTGGGTTGGTTGTTGGTGATACTGATGCAGAGAGCATAAGCAATTTTAAAACGGTGTACGTTATCGGGTATATTGTAGCAGTAATCTATTTCATCACATGCGTGATCCTAGATCAGTATGAAAAGTTTGAGACTGAACGAATGGCAACTTGGCATACATTGAAAGACTAATATGAGTATTATCCAAGCATACAAAAGTGACGCAGACGGTAAAATCTTTGAAGACAAAGGTAAGTACCAAGCTCACCTGCGCAAACTGGCAAGTGCCCGCCGTGCTGAAAAGAAGGTTGAACAGATGGAAGCCGAGCGTGAACTGTTCCTTGTTAAGATGGGTCAAGTTAAAAGTCTTGCTGAACTTAACCAGTTTATCAAAGACAACTGGAAGTGGTTCTGGGCTAACGGAGCACAAAATGACTTCTATCGTTGGGATCGTAAAGGTGAGGCTGCTCCGTTTCACGAATACTACGATGTGAGCATTCTTGACTTGTTCTGGAAAGAAGACATGAGTAACAGTCACTCATGCCCGCGCAAGGGTGTTCAAAACTTTGATACCCGTAGTGACTATAACAAGGGTAAGCCTACTGGTTACCCTGGTTGGACTGGTCGCATTAACATCAAAGTCAAGCCACCGATGAGTAAGCACAAGAAAGATCCTTACATGCATGATGGTTGGGGTAGCGGTTACTTTGAGCGCACTACTATCTGTACCGGTAGTGGCGGTGGCGGTGGCAACCATAAAAACGAATATGTCAGTTATGCTTACGAGGTTAAACTCTGGGCCGCAGACTTCCCTGCAATGTACGAAGCAAAGCGTAGGGATGAATGGATTCAGAAAGAGAATCAAGAACGTATGTATGTTTGGCGACAACTTGGAGGCAAGGGTTTGACTCAGAGTGTCACCGAAGCAGACATTCCAAGTGACTTTGCTATGAGCGACCCACTTGAAGGTGATTTCAGTCGCACCAAGTACTAATTGGTAAAGCATTTTTAGGGGACTCAGGTCCCCTTTTTTTGCCTATTAATTTGCTTTCTGTATACTGTTTTGCTATACTAACAAGATGGCAGAACTAAGAACAAAGGAAGACATATTATATTTTATGCGGAGCGGTGTATTGCGTGTAAGCCGAAGCGACCTTAAGTTTATAGAAAATCTACACACTATAGCTAATAATAAAAAGTATGTCACTAGTAATCAGGTTAATCTCTTAGATAAGATTATATTCAAATACGAACGTCAAATTGCAAAACATGATTTGCACGTACAAGAATTAGTAGCTTTGCCTTGGAAAGTAGAAGTATTATCAAGCGCACCCCAGTACACTGATGCGTTTATTTCAATTGAAGAAGGGATGCTTTATTTTAAGTCACCCTACAATAAACAATTTATAAATGACTTAAGAACACAGAACAATCTTCTTACATGGAATACTGTATTAAAAAGGTATGAAGGTACATACAGTACTACTACATTAAAGATGATAGTAGATGTTTCCTACAAGCATTTTAACAATGTAAATCATTGTAGTGAGACTATCAGATTACTAAATAGCTTAGAAGGTTACACTGACACTACATGTTGGAACCCCACTTTAATGTCAGTCAACGGTAACTTAATGGTTGCAGGTATCAATTCTCATTTAGCTGATGCTATCAATGATATCAAGCTAACGAATGACAAAAAGACTCTTGCTACACTAGCCGGATACGGAATTTCTATTCACCCTTCTTTACTAAAAACAGACGTAGAACTGTTTGCGGCGTCTTATGCTCCTATGGTAGAGATAGCCAACATCACTGAACTAGTGTGGTGGTTAAAAGAATTAGAATGTGATTACGTATATGTATCCGGTGGGAACAGTTTGTCTAGGGTAATAAAAACCTTAGCTAATGAATTAAATACAAACAACATACCTCACTCTATAGTTACGTATAGAGATAAGCCAATAGACATTAATCAATTTAAATTTCCAGTGCTCATACGATTTACACGTACAGGAAGTATTGATGTTGAACAAAGAAAAATCGCAAAATTAATTACTATGATAAACTCAGAACCGATAGATATAAAATGAAACAATGCAAACTAATAATCCGTGACGAGGTTAACGTCAAGATAGAAGGATTAGAATTATCAGAGCGCAAAGCACTGATGAAACTATTTGAATACGAAAAGCCAGGAGCACGATATTTACCAAGTGTCCGATTAGGTCGTTGGAACGGCAAGGTCAGCTACTTTAGCTTAGGTGGCAGTTCGTATGTTAACCTGTTGCCAGAGATTCTTCCTGTACTAGATCGGGCAGGGTATGACATTGAACTAGAAGACTTGCGAGAGTATTCGACTACATTCAATTTCAAAGAAGTAACAGAAGAAACATTCAAGCATAAGAACTGGCCTGCAAAGCATCCGCAAGAAGGCAAGCCCGTTGTTCTACGTGACTATCAAATTGAGATTATCAATGAGTTCTTACAGAACCCACAATCACTACAAGAGATTGCTACAGGTGCAGGTAAGACATTGATTACTGCGGCACTTAGTGCGTCAATTGAAGACTATGGTCGAAGTATCGTCATCGTTCCTAATAAGAGTCTTGTTGTACAGACAGAAGCGGACTACATTAACTTGGGGCTAGATGTTGGTGTGTACTTCGGTGACCGTAAAGAGTTTGGTAAGACACACACTATTTGTACTTGGCAGAGTCTAGGTAACATGTTGAAGAAAACTAAATCTGACGAAGCAGAAGTGCCGATTGGTGAGTTCTTAGAAGGTGTGGTCTGTGTAATGGTTGACGAAGTACACATGGCTAAAGCTGATGTATTGAAAGAATTATTGACTGGCGTTATGTCGCACATTCCTATTCGTTGGGGATTAACTGGTACTATTCCAAAAGCTGATTTTGAAAAGAAAGCATTGATTGTATCATTAGGTAACGTAATCAACAAGTTGTCAGCTAGCACATTGCAAGAAATGGGAGTGCTGTCACAGTGTCACGTTAACATTGTACAGTTACAAGATAACGTAGAGTTCACTAACTACCAAAGTGAATTGAAGCACTTACTTGAAGACGGTAAACGTTTAGACAAGATTGCACAACTAATCAACAACGTTAAAGAGTCAGGTAACACACTGATTCTAGTTGACAGAGTTGCAGCCGGTAAAGAGCTACAGAATAGATTAAGCACACTATTCAGTGTACTCAAGGATGCACCTGACGTTATATTCGTATCAGGTGGAACAGACATGAAAGAACGTAAGGAACAATATGACGATGTTGCGACAGCTACTAACAAAATTCTTATCGCTACTTATGGCGTTGCCGCTGTTGGAATTAATATTCCTCGCATTTTTAACTTGGTTCTGTTGGAACCTGGCAAGTCGTTTGTTAGAGTTATCCAGAGCATTGGTCGGGGTATAAGAAAAGCAGAAGACAAGGACTTTGTGCAGATTTGGGACATTACTAGTAATTGCAAGTTCGCCAAGCGTCACCTTACTCAAAGGAAAGCATTCTACAAAGAAGCTAATTATCCATTTGATATTGAAAAACTAAACTATAAGTGATATAATAATACTATGCGAATTTTAACCTTAGATAACGAATTTTACAACTTAGAAACACTACCCGAAGAGATTGATGACTTGCGCTTTGCGATACTAGATAACAGTAACCCGCAAAACGTAGACTATCATTATATCCCTCTTATCTTTTTAGAATCATTCAGTGCCCCAGCGCTTGTACTGAAGATCGGTGATGCAACTATCAAGATGCCAGTAGACTGGCAGATATTGATTGGTGAAAAAGAACACGGTGACTTAGAGACATTACCTCTTACTAGCATCAATGACAGAGGGTTTAATGCATTTGAATTCAACCCACTAACAAGTTTTAGCCCAAGCTTCTTACCCATTGAGATAGTAGACATATATCATGACGTTACTTGGTATGCCCCTAGACTAAAAAATGGTCAGTTCTTATGTGTACCAATTGATGACGGCCCCAAACCAAGATGTGTTTATTTTGTAAAAGAAATTAGTCGTAATTGTGAAATTGTAGATTATTCACAGGCATTCTAATGGCAACTAAAAAAGTAACAACCCCCGCAGACGAAAAATTAGAGAAGCAAGACTTCCCTTTGTTTGATGCACTTAACGCATTAGACAGAAAAGACTATGCTTGGTTTGATACCTTATCGGAAGAACAACAACGCAAGTTTGTGGCGTTCATGATGATAAAGTACATGAGTTATCTTAAAGGATCAAGTGCCCTTTCAGCGTACTATGTAATGAGCACTGATTCTAATGCAAACAAATACTTCTTTAATGAGTATGTGTCTAAGCATCCCAAGCTTCAATGGTTGATGCTATGTGCATCTAGCCCCGGCAAAGGAAAGCAATTTCATCCTTGGATCCCTCAGATTAAAGAAAAAGTTAGTCTACTTAGAGAACCTGCAAAGACAGCAGATATCAAAGAATACTTTAAAAAGATTTACCCTTCTAGCGTAAGCGAGAACGACTTGAAAGAACTCGCGGGTGCATATGTAGAAGAACATAAGCGTAAGATGTATCTTGCAACTAAATTCCCTTCTATGAAGATTTGCGACATAGAATTATTGAGCCAA